GGTAAAGTTGTTCCTACATGGGGAGATGTTCTTAACAGAGCAAACTTAGGTATGGAAGTAATGCATGAGAGAAATGCACACAACTTCCCATTAGACTTAGCATCTGCTGAGTCAACAACAGTTGCTTTAACAGCACCTGCAGTTGGTTGATAAAACTCAATCAATATGTTATATTCAAGAGACCCTCACATAAGGGTCTCTTTTTTTTATCTTTTTTATAGATACATTAGTTAAATTATTCTCATGAAAATCTTTTTGGATACTGCTGATACAGAAATTATTAAAAAACATTTTGCTACAGGACTGATAGATGGTGTTACTACTAACCCAACTCTCATCAGGAAGAGTGGTAGAGACCCCGAAGAGGTCTACGAGGAACTCGCTGAAGAGGGTGTAAGGGACATTAGTATGGAAGTAGTAGGAGACAGTGAAACAATGACCTCTGAGGGTCTTAGACTTGCTGCTAAGTTCCAAGAAGTTGCTACTATTAAGGTTCCTTGTTCACCAGACGGTCTTCTTACTTGTGCTCATCTATCAAGGGATAATATTAAGGTCAATGTTACATTGATTTTTGATGCTGCACAGGCAATACTTGCTGCTAAAGCAGGTGCTACATATGTTTCACCATTTGTAGGAAGGCTTGACGATAACTCAGTGAATGGGTTAGATGTAATAAAAGATATTCATGATATCTACCAAACTCATTGGATTAAGACTCAAATTCTTTCTGCTTCTATTCGAGGAGTGAAAGCAGTGTCTACATCTTTTGCTCTTGGTGCTCACGTAGTAACTATGCCACCATCAGTATTTGAGAAGATGTATAATCATGTTCTTACAGACAAAGGATTACAATTGTTTGATGCTGATTGGGCTTCTGTAGTATCTAATACTAAATAAATTTTTAAATAGACGGCATGAATTTTACGGTTTATTCTAAAGATGGATGTCCTTTTTGCACAAAAGTTGTTCAAGTGCTAGAGTTGGCAAAGTTAAACCATGTTGTATATAAACTTGGTGAGCATTTCGAGAGAGATGCATTCTATGGTCAGTTTGGTAATGGATCTACATTCCCTCAAGTAGTTCTCAACGGAACTAATATTGGTGGATGTACAGAAACAGTTCAGTATTTAAAGGAAAACAAACTAGTCTAATGAAACCCGAAGCTGATTTTGACAATGTATATGAAATGATAGAACATGCTATAGAGTATGCATTTGAAGGTAGAATGCAACTTAAGTTCTATGAGTTTCTAAAGTATCGGAAGACCAAAAGAGCAGAGGTCGATGCTTTTCTTCAGAGTTCTACTGCAAAAGAACTTGCTGATGAAGTGGTCGAATTACAAGAATACATTAAAGGAGGTAAAGACAATCTACACCAACAATTGCGTGAGGCATATGGACATATCTCCAAACCTCAAGCAAGAAAAATAAAAGCATACTTGGGAGGCATCCTTGAAGATGCAGTGAGGTATAGTAATGACCGAAGACCTGGAAGGAGAAAAAAGAATTCTAAATAAAGACAAACCCGAAATGAATCGGGGTGTAGAACTATTATTAAGAAACAGGAGACGAACCGAAAAACCTAAAACATTTCAAGTAAAGTTTGGAAAACTAATTGCTTTATGGAATAGAGAAATTATTTTTCACTTTAATTTTTATTTGGACATCAGAAAAAAATAAAGCTCTTGGAGGAGTATTATGGAACAAACCATAGTAACAATGACACTTACAACAATTGTGTCATTTCTTGCATTATTAGTAGGAGGTATGCTAGGATGGATGGCAAGACAACATTCATATGAAACAACACCTCAAGTGGTATATACTCATCCAGAGATGTATGATGAACATGGTAACCTTGTTCCTGATGAAATTTTAGCAGTACGTTTTGAAAACAATTATGACACAGACACCGAAAACGAAGAGGAAGAGTAGCACTGTAGTAGCAAAGACTCCTAGAAAGAGAACTGCTAAACCTGCACTACCACCTAATCCATTTGTCCATGAGATTTTAGATTATGTTGGTAAACAAAAATCTAAGGTAGCAAAGGTAGAAGCATTAAAGGAACATCGTAATGATGCATTAGTCTCTATTCTTATATGGAACTTTGATCAAACAGTTGTTTCTATGATACCAGAGGGAGAAGTTCCTTTTACACCTAATGATAGTCCATTAGGAACAGATCATACTTCTCTTCGTAGAGAAGCAAAGAATCTATATCACTTTGTGAAAGGTGGTAATGATAGTCTGAATGGTATTCGTCGTGAGACTATGTTTATTCAAATGCTTGAGGGTCTTCATCCTGACGAAGCAAATATCATAATACTTGCAAAGGATAAAAGATTGTCTGATCAATATGCAGTAACCTATGAACAGGTTAAAGAAGCCTATCCAGATATTACATGGGGTGGTAGATCATGACTACTAAAGTAGAGAAGGATGATAAAATAGAAGAGAAGTTTGATCCATCAGAATATTCTTGTGAAATTCTTTTGGAGAAAACAACTTCTGAAAAATCTATTGATAGAAAATTTCCTACTGATGCTTTTAATGTAACTTATGTTGTAGAAGGAGAGACACGTTTAGATGTTACTCGATCTTCTAAGATGGTAAATATTTTTGATATGTATTTTGATAGGTATGGTAAAGATTCGATTCAGAAGATTGATTATGGACACGGTACAGTGAATCCTGGTCAGTGGGGATATAAACCACCATCCAAGAAGGTGAAAAAAAGAAAATGAGTGATGAAATTCGAGATCAAATCAATGATATCATTGAGGGTGAGATTCAGAATGGCATCAATGATTACATAGAGAAGCAAGGAAAGGGATTTAAGGGACAGGAATTAAAGGTCAATGTATCACAGGATGAAATTGATAAGATTATAAAGGAATATAAGAGAATAAAAAAACAAGAAAGATCTAATCTATCTCAAGTAAAGAAGTTGGGATTAACTGATAAGGATGGGAAACCATTATGAAAATTGATACACAAGGAATGAGTCTTGATCTTCCACCAGAGAAAGATCCTAAGACAGGTCTATGGTTAGAACCAAAACCAATAGAAAACCAACGTAAAGAACTACCTAAAGCTGTAATCACACCACAGAGATTATTCACTCCTGAATATGTAAAAGAGATGAAGATCCTTATCAATGAAGTGTTAGATGAACGTGAGTATAATAAGAGAATGAGAGGTGAGTATGATATTGGTGGATATGAATTACCACCATCATATTTTGACACTGAACATTTCAAACATATTATTGGTGAACCCGAACCACCTTATCAGGATTGGAGTCAATGAAATTAACACAAGAAGTTATTGATAAAATCCAAGAGGCAATGAACCATACTAAAATGAATGGGGATATGAACTGGTTGGATGGTGATGAGATTGATGTGTGTCTTGGTGGCACATTTGCAGGAGATAAGTTTATCTCTATTATAAACAGAACACGTAGTAGTACAAAGAAAAATTAATGGGAACAGAAATGTTAGCAATAAGAGATTTATTACTCTCTTGCCCTCCTGTGTACACACTACCAGGAACTTGGACTAAATGTAATGCAATCATACCGCACTACAATGCTAATCCAAACTTTACTTTTGCTATTTCGATAGCAGTTATCACTGTATTGTTAGCAGCGTTTGGTATATACAAAGGGTTCTTTGCAAACAAAGGACTATCAGACCCTTGGGATGATCACGACGACTAATGAGATTTAAAGCAAGAATTTTCATCAGACTAAGAGAATCAGTATCTGATGCTGCAGGAAATGCAGTTAAAGCAAACTGCAATAGAGTCGCACCTGACATCAAAGTAGAAAAATTAAGAATCAATAAAGTTATTGAATTGTTATGTGAGGCAGAGAGTGAGGAAAAAGCAAGAGAACAACTTGATATATTGAGTGATAGATTATTTGCTAATGTTGTGATTGAAGATTGGGAATATGATCTATTAGAAGTGGGTCCTTATTTTCCTGACTCAGCATTTTAATGAACTAAGGGGGTAACCTTCTATGAGACTTGGTGTTATGTGTTCAGGGAATGGTTCTAATTTTGAGAACATTCATCATGCGTGTCCTAAACACGAAATTGTAATTATGGTTTATAATAAAAAGAAAGCTAAAGCAAGGAAGAGAGCAGAAAATTTAAACATACCATCATGTTATAGTAAGAATGAGGATGATATTATTGCATTGTTTAAGGCTTATGAAGTAGATATGATTGTAATGGCAGGTTGGATGAAAGTAGTATCCAAGAAATTCTGTGATGAGTTTGCAGGACGTATCATCAATCTTCATCCATCATTACTACCAAAGTATAAAGGTTTACACGCAGTAGAACAGGCACTGAAGGCAGGTGAAGAGGAAACAGGATGCACTGTGCATTTTGTAAATGAATTTCTTGACTCTGGTGCTATAATAAAACAACAAGTAGTTCCTATATTACCTGGTGATACTGTTGAGTCATTAACCAGAGCAATACAGCAAGCAGAACATAGTCTTTTACCGTCAGTTATCAATGCATTCTAAGGACTTTATACTACATAAAGAATCTGTATTATCTTCAGAGGATTGTAATAATATTATTACTTTCTTTGAGGATAATAGTCATTTGCATAAGAGAGGGAAAAGATCTATAGATACTGAGATGTTTTTGGAAACTGTAGGAAAAACTCCTATCAATAGTTTATTGGCAAGAGCATTAAGTATATGCACAGATGAGTATCAACAAGAGTATCCTTTTATTAATAAGATAAAGTCGTGGACTATTGCTCCCACCTTTAAGTTGCAAAGATATAATGCTGGAGAAGGATACTTTACATTACATTGTGAGAATGATGGTGGGGTTGATGGGTATGCAGAGAAAAGGGTTCTTGCTTGGATGGTTTACCTTAATGATGTAACTGATGGAGGGGAAACTGAATTTCCTACACAAGATAAGAAGTTTTCACCTAGAGCAGGAGATGTGTTAATATGGCCAGCATACTGGACTCATCCACACAGAGGTATCGTAAGTGAATCACAAGTCAAATACATTGCTACTGGATGGTATGCTTTCTAAAGATCAACGATGTAGAGTGAGTGAGATATGCTGTAGGATGCACCTTGGACGTAAGGTTACTCTTGCTGAGAGGATATGGTTGTATAAAATATGTGCTGTAAATAAATCTGCAGCAGGTATAAGAGATAGAATATTAAAAAAGTAAAGTTTTGTATCACATTTTACAGAATTACTTGCATATATAGTATACCTGTGTTAGTATTAGCACACATACGTTCATCCCCGTTGAGGGGACGCAAGTAAGCCGACTCGGAACGGAATCGTTCATCCTCTTCGGAGGACGCACAAGTTGACTGAAGGAACGGGGCAAAAATCCCTACTACTTTGGAGAAACCCAATGGCAAAAGTCACCTATAGAGGTGTCTCTTATGACACCAATGACAAGAAATCTTGTCAGAAAGAAGCAACTGTATTAACTTACAGAGGCATCAAGCACACAGAATCTAAAACTGTGTGTGCATAGTGACAGTCTTACTTGACTGGTTTAAGAGGGGTGTTGACACCCCTCTTTTTTTATGCCATAATATCTTTGTTGAATCGACGGATTCGACAAGGGAGTGACTGAATAATCTTTCTGGCATATAGCTGGATAAGGTGATGAGACACAGGTGGTGCTGCTTCTTCGGAAGAATCGACTTACCAGTCGGGTCTCAGGCAAGGATGTAAAATTTACTACTGTAGTAATGCCCGTCCTTTGTTGGTAATACAGGAATCCAACCTCCCACCCTACAATCCCCTGTAGCTCAGTTGGTAGAGCAGGTGACTGTTAATCACCCTGTCCCTGG